CAGCCGTTTTCATCATCAGACGTCACATCGACGTAATCGTTGGTGATAGTGTAGCCGCGGGTTCGCACCCCGACAAGCTGCACGCCACTCCAAAGAATTTTGAGTTCGCGTCCGCTTCTTGACATAGTTCATTTCTCCTTGTTATGCGCTACGCGCAATGATGCCGAGTTGGAAAGTGTTGCTCGCGCCAACAGCGTTGGTGACTGAGATGATGTCTCCGGTCGTTGCGACAATCGGGCCATAACCCAACGAGTCCTGCGAGCCGAGGAACACGAAAGAGCCGGGCCGGATGGGGCCGATGGTCCCGACCTGATAGCCTGCAACCGGGTTAGAGCCGCCGCCCAGGGTCAATTCTGTCGTGTTAGCTACGCCGGAAAGGCGGGCATTGATGAGGAAGAGTGCAACAAGCTCAACGGCCACTACGTTGTTGCCAAAGGCGTCTTTGAGTGTTCCGTTAAGGTCGACAGTGTTTACGCCGCCCGAAGCAACGGTGCGCTCTGCGATATACACAACGTCAGCCTGCCCTTCCCCGGTCCCATTGATGAGGTCAATCATCGCGGTCATGGTGGGCGAGAATACCGGGCCGCCGTAAGTGCTGCTACCGGACTCCGTTACCTCCAATCGGGCGAGTAGTCTTGCGGAATTTATGGTCATGTTTTCTCCATTATGATGCGGTAACGGCAGACGCCGTGCCTGGTTTTTCCGTCTACTTCCTCAATGATTTCGCCAAACTCATAGAGGCAATCAACGAACGAGTAACCGACAGCGACTAGTGTTGCCGCTTGCCGATGGAGGGTAGTGTAGATAAGGCCCATGATAGTCTTGGCCTCCTTCTTCCCCGGATATCGCGACCAGACGTGCAGCGTAATTGTGGCGGAAACGCCGAGCGAAGTGTCGGTATCGAAGGGAAGGAGTGTGTCGTCGCCAATCGTCACATAAGGGAAATCGGCGTTCGGGCGGCCATCGGGCTGATGCGGCGGGCTGTCATAAACAGCGAGCGGCGCCAATTCTGTGGACAACCTGTCGTATAGAGCGACCTGCAGTGGGTTGAAGAAATCGCTCACCGGAGGCTCCTCTCGAATTCCAGCTTAAGGCGGGTGCCTGCGGTTTGAATGGCTTCCTCAAATGAGGGAAGTAGGAACGGACGCGGCTCAACGTAGACCGCCTTACCGCGGAACATAGCGTAGCCTCCGAACTCCAAAGTAGTCGCGTAGGCAAGATCACTGCCCGCCGTGGCAAAACTACCGGGCCGGTCAGTCATCTTAGTATAGCTAATGCTTGACGCAAGGGCGCCAGACAGATTTGCAGGCGCTTCTCCGGGAGCGGAGGCCTGATGACGTTGCCCATTGAAGAAGTAAACGTGGCCGTTTTTTGCCCCCGTCCTGATCCGCGCTTTTGCCCGAGCCGCAGTTGACTGGGCAACGAAATTCATCGTTCGAGCGATGCTGGCATTAGCCTTCTGCGGGAGATCAAGCAACTCATCCATCAGATCGGTGAAGCCCATAATGTCAAGATTAAACTTCATGTTATGTCCCCCTCTTGCACGTAGAGCCGCAGCCACTTCTTTTTCAACTCGAGGTCAATAATGGAAAGCACATTGTAGTATCGGCCGCGGACAAAGAGACGAGTTGCCGTCGCATCCCAATACGGCGCCCCGAGCTCATTCCCACGAAAGCGAATGATGAAACTGAGGAGGTTCGTAGACTCCATCCGCTGGCCTTCATAGCGTTCTGTGCCTGACATACCACGAGGCATGGCCCAGACTCCGCCAGCGGGATCGGCAATCCAACCCTCATTCCAACCACCCTGACCATCGGCAACGCGAATTCGCCGCTCAATCTTGATGAGAACGGAAAGACTGGCTGTGGTTATGTCGCAGCACTGGACCATACTTTATACCGCCTTATCAGGAAGTGATAGAGCCATACCAGCTCGACCCGATACTAGATCAGTAACACGAAATGCATCAGAAGTCAAGGGGCATGTTGCGGGCTGCATTAGAGCGTCCGCACGGAGTAGGCATCTACCATAGCCGCCGCCCCTGATTTTTGATACGCCTCCCGCATGTCACATTCGCTCCGATGCTCAGACCGGCGGGAACAGCCGTAGCGTCAGCGCCGAACCCTGCGATATACTCAATCATAATCGCATTGACGGAGCGGGTAGCTGTGGGCCAGACTCGGCCTCGCTTGAGTGCAAAACGGCCGGGGCGGGAGTCAGTATCTACGTCAAACGTCTGCGCCAGATTGACTGTCGTTTCAACGCTTTCCTCATCATAGACTTTGACGGAAGAAACTGAGATCAGCGGATACCGCGGAAAACCCAGGACTCGCGGAGTCCCGGACTCAAGCTCAGTCGTCGCCATCTCCCTCACACCGTCCCACCACTGCTCGACGTAGCCCGGCCACCGATCGAGGGTAAGCAGCCAAACCTGCTGGATCATGGCGATGCCGGAGAGTTCTTCGATAAACTCCCGCGCCTGTGAGATGTAAAGCAGCGCTTCCTCATCAGAAACAGTGCCTGCATCAGCCTTAACATAGGCGCGAAAGCTGTCGGCCGTAACGGGCTCCAGAGCGGGATTTGAGACCCGCCGATTACCTCGAGGAGGAAAATACGCGATTGCGGGTCTCAATGCCATTTACTTCTTCCCCCAGATCTGGAAAATGCCCGCCGACAGGATGGCCGAGCCAGTAAGGCCGACCAGCGCTCCGTCGAGATCAACGATGATCTGCCGGACCTCAGCGGCATAAGTCACGCCGGGCAGCATACCGAGCAGCGGCGCGAGGAAGTAGAAAAGAACGCGAAGATGAGTTGCAGTCACGGGGGGACTCCTTTCGGGTTGAGGGGAAACAAGCCGGAGGGACTCGACAGGAGCCGCGGCCGGTTGAGGTTTGGCAGGTGCCGGAGCCTGCTCAAGGATTGCCGCCCTGATCTTGTTCCCCACAATGTGAGGCGCGGCCGGTTTCGTCATGCCGGGGAGCCAATTAATGTCCCACTTTCCTCGCTGCTTGATGCCGAGATTTGGTTCGACTTCTGCGTGAGTGAGGACAGTCTGCGGCGTGATTGGGATGCCATACTCCTTGGCCAGTTTCGCAACCAGCCGGACAAAGGCGGTAAACTGCACCGAGGTGATCGGCGCCTTACCGGCGGAGAAGGGAGACTCAACCGCCCCTGCCATCGCGGCTACAGCCACGCCGATTGATCCCGTATTGCAGTTCAGCGTATGGGCGGCGTATTGCCCGGATTTCGGAGCCACATTGGCGGAGATGGGGAACTTGCCCAGCTTAATATCGCCATTGCCCTCAACGATGTAGTGGTAGTGTTGCAGATCAAGTCCCGAGGCTACGTGATTGCCCGCGGTCCAGTGCATGATGATGCGTTTCAATTTGCGCCTCCATTTTTAGTGGCCCAAGCAACGCCAGCCGAAAGCGCCGCCCCGATGAACAGCCAGAAACCCTTTTCAAACGCCTGATGAAAAACGCCCCGGCTTACAGTAATTCGTTCGATCTCCGCAAGCCGGTCTGCGATAGTGTTCTGCTGCAGCTCGTAGCGATCCATCCGTTTGAAGAGCGTAATCATCCGCTCTTCAATTCGGGCAAGCTCTGTGACGACTTTTGTAAGTTCGTCCATCTTGTTTTCAATTCGTTTGAGGCGATCATCGTCCACGATGGCTTTCCCACGCTGATATTAAAGAAGGTGAGGAGGGCAATTACTGCCCTCCCCAAGATCAGGTGGAGGCCGTGGTGGCGCCAACGGTGGAGACAGGCGCGGCACTCGGCTTGCCCAGCACCGCCAGGATTTGCACTTTCGCGTCCGTCAGGGTCGCGCCGGTGAACACGGCGCGAACGTAGCGTTTGATGCCCGCATAGCCGACGCCGCCAGCCAGAATGTCATCGTCCGTATCGTTGAGGACGGTGACGGTTTTGGTTCCGCCGGAGTTCTTCAGCAGTTCATCATCCGGCACATCGACAAAGCTGGTGCCGAGGGTGGAGTCGGAATGCTGGAGCTTCATGGTGAAACCGGCAGCAGTGCCAGCATCGGTGACGGTGCCAGTCTCGGCGTAGATCGTCAGTGCAGAAAACCCGCGCCGATCAATAAGTGCCGAGTTGTTGGCAGTTGTCCCGGCAAGCGTTTGAACCGCTCCCCGGATAAGTTGGACGTTCGAGATCAAGTCGCGCATTTGATATACTCCTTCAGCGCATGTAGGGCAGGATCACCCCGGAAGTCGGTGGGCAGGATTATCCCCGCCCACCGAATTAGGATCAGACCGCGGTAGCGAACTTGAGGAGTTTGATGGCCTCAAAGTTAACCACATCGCCGCCGACTCGCTTGGTCGTGTAGAACTTCACGAAGGGCTTGGCGGTGAAGGGGTCACGCAGGACGCGAACCCCGAGGCGGTCCACGATCTGGTAAGCCTGCGCCAGGTCACCGAAGGCAACTGCGAGGGCGCCGGTGGTGGAGAAGTCCGGCATGTCGTCGAAAGTGCCGACAGGATAGCCGAGCAACGTGGAGGGCTGGCCTGCCTGAACGGCCGGTTGCCAGATGTAGTTCCCGTCGTTGTTCTTCAGCAAGCGGACTGCGCCGGTGGTCGTGCGGTTCATGAACCAGACACCGTTGTTGCGGTAGTTGGTTTTCAGGCCGTAGACCATCGAGATCAGTTTGTCGCCGCCGTTCGGGGTAGCCGCGAAACCGCCATTGACGCCGGTTGCGAACTGTTCGATCTGGCCGGGGATCGTCGAACCTGCCGGGTAGCTCAAGAAGCCGCGAGGCTGCCCAACGCCCGTGCCGTTCACAAAGGCTGCGTTTTCGACGCGGGTGAACTTCTCAGCCACCTTGTCGGCCAGCCAGGCCTCCATGTCGATGTAGGCGTCATCGAGCAGTTTCTGCGTCGCACGCGGTTCAGCATACTGCTCGTGGACCGGGATGCGCCACTGCTTGAGTTGCGGGGTGCCGGTTTCGGCCCGCGAGCCTGTTTCGGAAACCCAGCCGGAAGCGGCCTCGTCAAGGTCATAGAGCCCTTCCAGCGCGTCCGACGAGATGACCTGAACGGAGGCGTATTGACGCACCGGCGAGGTCTCGAACTGCTTTTTGACAATCCGGCCCGAGGTGTCGGGATCGACAACGTAGCCACCATCGGGGTCGGAACCAACCGAGAGTGCCTTGGTTTCATCGGCCGCCAGAACCCGATCGTCCTTGCGGAGATACTCGAGGAACGCGGCCTTGTAGCCCATCGCATCCTCGTGCGTGAAGGTGGAGATCGAAGTCCCCCGCTTTTTCGCGTTCATGTTGGCCCAGGCCAGCGACTTTTTGTCCAGCTCAGACGCGTCGACTTCAACGCCATTGATGGAGAGATGCTTGCGGCGGGTCGAGGCATAGAGCTTGTCGATCAGTTCTTGCTTCTTCGCCAGCTCATCGTTGATCCGGTGAAGTTTTTCCTCGATCAGCGGGTCGGCAACCCCACGGGCAACCTCCTTGATCCGAGTTTCATTTGCGTCTTTGAACAACTCAAAGGCGGATTTGATTTCAGCCACGGCTTGCGTGACTTGGGTGAGGTCGAGTTCATCCTTGGGCATTTTTCATCATCTCCTTGAGACCCTGGATTTCAGTCAGCAGTTGGGAGAAACCCTTCTGCGCGAGATCGTCTGGATTGCCAGCATCGCGCTGGTCTTTCACGAGACGGGATTTTGCCTCATCGAAGCCGTGAATGGCAACGAGTTTAGCAAAGGCGGACGGAACCCCCGCATTTCTGAGGATGGTTTCGACCTCCCGAGGGGTCTGGAGCTGCTTCACGTCAGTCACAACAGACTTCGGGTTCATCGGAAAGGTAACGACGGAGATTTCGTAGAGCCGAGCGGCTTTGATCTGGCGGATCATCCCGCTCTGCCCCTGCACCCGCTCCGAGTCAACAACCCGATAGCCGATGGATAGCCCGTCGATAGCTTTATGCTTCATCAGGACATGGGCCTCAGCCCCGCGCTGAATTTTCGTAAGGATCAGGCCGCTGGCTTTCAGGCCTTTTTGATCCTCGTCAAGGGAGTCCCACACCCCGATGACCTGAGTTGGGTCATGCTGCCAGAGCATTTTCGGCATGGGCTGGCCCGGCTCGAGTGCGGATTTAAACGCACCCGGCATGACTACATCATTACCCATATCCACGTTTGAGTAGATCGAGGCGTAACCGCTGATCCGGCCTCCATCTGCTTCTTCCTTCATCTCGTAAGAGAAGGGGATGAATTTTGTGGCGATTTCGGCCTGGTCGTCTTTATACTGCATAATCAGGCCCTTTCGTAAAGTTGAATGCAGCGGCAGTTGATGATATTCCCTGCAGAACCGTTGGGATCACCGGGGAACATGAGTTGCTCAAAACCGCCAGCGTGCTGCGGGACAAGGAAATAATCATTCACGCCGACTCGGGAATTGTCCATAGCCCGGTGGTTGAATTCGGAGATCTTACCCGCCTCACCGAAGTCGCGGGTTTTCTCATCCTTCGTGGAGTGCCAGATTTTCACAAGCGGGATCGCGGAGCGCCGGGCAAGCTGCCAGCTGGCGAATTGAGTAGCCGCGTGAACCTCTGTCCGGGAAATGAGCAAGGCGCGGATGCCCGCCATCTCGGGGATTTTCTCAAGCATGTCTTTGTAGACTTCATCAGCCGATTGGCCGCCAGACAGCCCTCCAGCCATCATCATGCGGACCTGCCGTTGAGAAGTCTGCAGGATTTGCAACGCGACGTTGGAGCGGTAATTGCCGACGAAAGTCTCAATCAGGCCGGTGATGTTATCTTCCGCCTTTGTCTCGACTTCCAGCATGGGGTCGTAAGCGGTGTGGAAGGCGGCAGCTCCGCCGGTGATGGACTCTTCCCAAAGATCACGCAACGCCTTGTTCAGGCTTGGTAGGAAATTTCCATCCGGGTCAGAGCCGAGGTGGTAGGTGCGGAAGCTGGCCGCCATCGAGGTATAGCCAGCGGAGATAACCTTGGCCAGCTTGTCGGCGTGTTTGGCCTCAAGCTTGTCCATGAGTTTGACAAAAATATCAGCGGGTTCCATAGACAAATCCTTTCACAGCCTCAAGGCTGGGCGGTTGTTGAGTGGCCTGGTTCATGCGCCGGACCTCAGACATGAGCATGTTTCCAAGCGGGAGGGGAAGCGGATCGTAGCCTTTCAGCTGCCGGGACTCGTTCAAGGTCAGATCGCCGGAAGCGTCTGCCATTTCCCAGAGCTTCTTGCGCTTGTCTGCAATAGCCTCGATCTTGTCTTTGTTCGGACGAAGCTCGATATCGCCATAGACAGGGCTGAGCCATTCAGACAATTCCACCGCCAGAAAATTGACGAAGGGGAGGATTGTGTCCTCGTAAAAGCCCAGTCGCGCTTCCCGGTAGTTCGCGTAGGTGTTGTCGCCGGGGATATTGAGAAGGAGCGGGGGAACCCCAAACGCGAGGGAAATGTCTCTGGCGGATGAGTCTTTGATGCGGAGGATTTCCATATCAACCGGAGACAGTCCCATCTGCTTCCAGTCAAGCCCGCCCTCGAGCAACATCGGCCGTCCGGCATTCTCCGGCCCGGAATAGCGCGTTTCGATCTCGGACTTAAGGCGGGCAAATTCCTCATCGGAGAGGGAAGTGTCCTTATGCGTGACCAGTGCGCCGGAGGGGCGGGCAGAATTCTGCAACAGGGACTGTATCCAGTTCATTGCCGCGTTGTGCTGGTCCACGGCATAGGCCGCAGCTTCGACCGGGGACATGCCGCCAACGTCTGAAACAGGGTTGAACATCGAGGTGTGGAGAATGTCTGAGTCGCCAGTGACCTCATCGGCCGGGAACCGCACAGTCTTGTTTGAGACTTTATAATCGTAGGCACTGGGGAGGCCGGATTTGCCCAGAACAACGCTTACGCGGTCCGGCCGGAGTGGCCAGATTTCAGCAATTTCCCGCGTCCCCATGACACGCTCGTCATAGCTGTTGCCGGAAAGGAGGAGGTAGATAACCCTCGCCCGCCACCAGTCCGTGCCAGACTGTGCGGGGTTCGGCCGCCGAAGTAGTGCCTGAACGGGGTGATCTGTGAGCTGCTTATCCCCGGACCAAATTTCCCACTCGATTGTGGAAACGGCAGTGGCGATTTTATTCACCGCCTGGTAGGCCACTACGTTGACTTTATATGCCTCGCGGGCGAAGGACAGAAAATCCCTCTTGGACCAAACAACCGGAGAGCTAGTCCCGGTATGCACGGCGTAGGCCCGAGAGGCTTTCGTCTCAAGCGGCACAGACTTGCGCTGGAAAAGGGAAAGAAGGTTCATAGTGATCTCATCCTCGGTCGAGCCCGCAGCCGGATCATAGGCTCGAGTGCGTAGCGGATAGCATCAATGCAGTGGTTGTCGGTGTCCAGCAAGTCTGGGAGAACATCGCCGGACAGCCGATCAACCCGATAGGAATAGGTGCGGAACTCGCGGGCCACTTCCGGGCAGTCAGGGTGAATGACTACGCGATCAAAGGATTTGATAAAGGCCACACCATCTTCTACCGAGCCCGGCCCCTTTTTCGCGGCCAGCACGCCGGGCATTCCATGGTTTTTCAGATACGAGATTGACTCAGGCCGAGCCGAGTCCGCCCGAATTTTGTGCAAGCAGATTTGCGGAATTCTGTCCGCCAGGAACTGAGGAGTCGCGTCAAGTTCCAGCTTCTTCTTTACCGCCTCGCGCCGAATGTAGAGAGTCTTGCCCTGAATATAGCATTGAACCGCGGCAGTTGGGTCTTGCGAAAAGCCGAAGTCGAGGCCGTGATAAGGGCCATCGAAATTGGCGCCAATGGCGAACTCATCAACCTCAAACAGGCCCCGAAAGACCTGCGCGTCAGTGATGACGAGGTATTTCCCTTCCCAGATGTGGTCGTAGGTGTCCGGCCGTTTGACCAAATCTTCCAGCCGCTCGGCATTCAGCACGTCAGGAAACCAAGGATTGTCCTGCCAGTTGAGCTCCACGATCTTAGCGTCGTCCGGCACGTTTACTCGAAATCGCTGGTTGGTCGCAGATGTGGGGGACTCCGGGTTCCACGTCAGCCAGATTTCTGACTGCCAGCCTCCATCGGCCGCCTGATCACGAACAGTCGGGATGAGTTTACGCCACGCCGCCTCGCTGACGTTCTCAGCCTCATCCACCCACGCCCGGAGAATTCGAGCCTTCGATTTCACCCCATCGAGGTTGTGGCGGAGGCCGGTGAAGCCGTATTTTATCCGGCCGTCTCTGGAACGAATGTATTTTTCGCCCAGCTCGTAGTAAGCGGCCAGCCATGGAACGGAATTAATCGCCTGCTTAACCTCCTCCATCGAGCTTTCATCGAGGGAGTTAAGGTGCTCACGGGCGCAGAGCATCATGCCGGAAATCCCGGCGCGGCCTAGCCTGAAACCGTCAATCGCCGTCATAAGGGCGAATGAGCGAGTCTTGGCCGATCCGCGGCCCCCATGACAGCCGCGATAACGGCTGCGGCCCTGGAAAACGGGGATAAGTTTCGGAGGGAGTGGGATTTGTGCTGCGGTCACTCGTCCCCTCCCCCCGAAGCCGCCGCCGGAGCAGTCAGGGAGCTGTCCTGATCCGGGGCGACAAGCTCAATCACGGTCGGAAGCCGAGCCGGATCGAGGTCTTTGCCAACTGTCCTGTCGGTGAAATCGGTTGCGATTTTCATCAGCTCATTGTTGGAGAAGCGATCTTCGTTGTCCTCCATCCGATCCCGCAGAATGACGAGAGCGTCACGGGAAATCCCTGCCATGTGATCGAGGACGGTGGCAAACTCGCGGTTGACTTCGCCGCGATACAGGGCGAGAAGTTCCTGAAACGCAGGTGAGTTCTTGATGATGGAAACGCGGGACAGATCATAGTTAAGGATCAACGCGGCCTCACCTTCAGGCGTTCCCGCCGCAAGCAGCCGGGCGAGGGAGTGATGCCGGTCAGTCAAGCGTTTGAGTGCCGGCGGCCGACTGCCCAGCGGCTCATGCGCCATGATTTCCAAATCGGCCTGCGTCAAGTCTCGGACATACTCAACTCCGATCCGAGAGGGAAGCCGCCCCGGTCCTGCAAGTTTATCTATGTTGAGATTGAGGGTCATATGGCTCATCCGCGATTTCTGCCTTGCCTGCAGGATGGCACAAAATTCCGCTGGAGTCAATGCCGGAAAAGCCGGGACCGTGTAAAGTATGGCTCGAGTTTCCAGGAAAATTTCGCGGAGACGCGAGCGGCAGTCCTCGAATAAGATTTTATAAGGAGAAGAGTGAGAGGATGGTAAAGTATGGCTCATAGAAAGGAGTGCAGATAAGGCCGGGGTTGCCCCCGAGGATTTTTTCATCCTCGGGAGCGGAGCCGTTATTCCTGCAAGGCAGCAGCAAGGGCAACGGTGGCCTCGGCCGTGGATTGAAGGATAGCGCGAGCGGCCTCGGGAAGGCTGCTTATCGCGGAAAGAACGGCGAGCTTGCGAGTGTTAGTGTCCTCGCCTTTCGCGGCCTTGAGCGCGGCGGCAATGGCGGGAAGGGCGGAGCGGTTCTTATATGCTGAGTCGTAAAGGGCCTCCTCAATGGGGGTGAAAGCGGGGATGGAGCTGGAGGAGCGCGGCGCGGAAAGAACGCCAGAGACGGCGGACTCAAGGCGAGCGGTGAAGGCAGCTTGGACGCCAAAATTGCCGGTGAATTCCTCTCCGGCAGCCTTTGCTGCATGGCGGGCAAGCTTGACGGCATGCGCCTCGGAATTGAGCTTGTCTTGGAACCAGCGCCGGATACCGTAAACCATAATCCCCTCAAGAGCGAGCGGGTGGAATGTGGAGGGGTCGACTGTGAAGGTCGCGCCTTGAGCGGAGAAGTCAACAGGGGACACAGAGAAGGAAAGTTTTGTCATGGTATTAGACTCCAGAATGATGCGGGATTGCACCAGAAGCGTGCCCAAGATAAGGGCAAGCCAAGCTACAATCAAGGAGCCGAGGTGGTCAAGGCGGGCTCCGTGGAACGGCGGGAAAGGCGACTCGGTAACAACATGGTATGAATATAAGCCTTTCCGGGGGATTGGCAACTCGCATCCGCGCACAATGGGGGTGAGCTTATGTGCGGAAATGCACATAATGGGGGATGCTGCAGCGCGGCAATTGGTGCGCGGATCTGGGATAAGGGGCGGGCGGGCCGAGCTTATGTGCGGGAATGCGCAGAAACCCGAGGCGTGTAAGCACGCGCTTATGCCAAAATCTCGGCGTATATCAAAAGTTTATGCGAGATGGAAGAAAACGGCCGCCGGGCGAGATATAAGCCGGTTTCCCGCGTCTCCCTCGTCAGCGGAGTCAGGATCGTCGTGAGCGGAGTCGGGGTGGGTTGATTGTTGTGGTGAAGCGCTGGGCGGGGTGATGGGGGAGGTCGGGGGAGCTGGTTTCCGCGATTTCTGACACATGTGTGGGGGCGGGAATGTATGGCGGGGGTATGGTCTTATCATTAAGTGATAGAGCCATACCGAGTTCCCGCCTTTCTTTCCCCAGCTTTCCTTCCCGTTTTTCCGTCCCTTTCCCCTCGCTCTTCCCCCTTTTTTTCTTAGTTAATCAAATTTTTTTTTTTTTAAGATACTACTACTGAAAATCGGCAACCGGAATGAGGCTCGACCATACATCAGCCCTACAAC